GCTATCGAGTGCGCACTTGTCGTCCTCGTCCACCAGCGGCTGGTGACGGTAAATCCCCTCGAACAGGAGCTTTTGCGCGTCACCGTCCGGCAACGGCCAGACCTCGATCTGCTCCTTCGTCCCGGTGAACACCACATCCCACTTCATCACGGGGCTGGACCGTTCGTTCTGCTCCGGGTCGTGGACATTGTAGTCGTCGTAGGAGATGCCGCGGCAGATGTCGCAGTAGTGGTTGGACCAGAACACCTTGGCGGTCAGTATGTGCTCGGGGTCGAGGCCGGCCGGCAGGTCGTAATATCGCTGGCCAGCGTTCAGCGTGATCGGCGCAAACCTGTGCTTCAGGAACGGCCAATCGTGCTTGTAGTACATCAGGTGGTAGACGTGATTGATCGTCCGGCGAAGGACGGGCGTCTCGTCCGGCGACGCATACGGCGCGTTGGCGCGGCGCAACTCGTCGCGCAGATCTGAAATGAGCTGTCGTAGGGTTGCGCCGCGGGCCATCTTACGCGAACTCCTCCTGCTGGATCTCCGTGTCGCCCTCGTCGGTGGCCTCGGGCGCCTCTGCTTCCTCCTTCCGGCGGAGCAGCGCTTCCTCGGTCGGGGTAAGCTTGATCGCCGGCTTGCGCCCACGGCGCTTCTCGGTGGAAGGCTCGGGTTCCGATTCGGCTACACCTGGGACCACCCTCGGAAGCGGGACGGACGGGTGGCCGAGAATGTCGTTGAGAGACCGCAGGCGCGGGTTCTTGGCCACGGCTGCTCCGTACAGTTCCTGGAGGCGCTCGCGCTCCTCCTGGTCTGATCGGTTCACCTTGCGAGTCGGCTGGATCCGGACAACCGCGTCCACACCAGTCTCCGGCCCCTGATGGATGGCCTTGAGCACCTGAATCTCCGCTGCCGTCACATCGTTTTTCGGAACTTCGTTGTGCAGGCTGCCGTTAAGCCGAAGTACGCATTTGTAAAGCTGCATGTGTTCTTCCCTCGGTATGTGGAAAAGGGCCAGCTTAGACTGGCCCTTTATGTTACCATGTAGAATGGTGTCGTGTCGATATTTGTTCCCAAAATCCGACTATTCAAGCGCGGTGATGCGCGAAGCCAGATCTTCGAGAATCTCCTGAAGGTTGTCGCCGGTCGCATTGGACACCTTGCCGGGGATCTCGGAGAACGCAGTCGGGACAAGTCCCGACTGGAGGGTCAGGATAGTTCCCGCGGGAATATCCAGCTCACCGAGGTAGGTCACGGTGATATTGGAAGCGCCGTACGTGACAGAGAACTTGCCAGCGCCCACGGTGAGGACCGACTGGTGCGTGGGGATGACAAGTACCTCGTTGCCGCCGACGTAGCTGTCCTGGTCACGGCCGCTCGGATAGGCGAAATTCACCGACCCGTTCTTCTGAACGGCGGTTGCTACGCCTGCTTGGATAAGGTCGAAAGCCATTTCAAAGTCTCCTGCTGTGCTGAAGGGGCCGGCCCGAAGGCCGGCCAGCTGTTAGGTGATGGCATACACACCCTGCGCGTTGCGCTGGTCGCAGACCAGGCCACCCACCCAGGTGCGTGCGCGGTAGAACACGTACTTGTCCTCCGGACGAGACGGCTTGTGGTCCTTGCCGTTCTCACCCTGCACCACCATCGGGTAAATGTGGCGGGTGTCGAGCACGTAGCAGTACTTGCTCTTGGCCATGTCATCCAGGGTCGGGTCGTACTCGAACCGAACTCCCTTGAACGAGATGTCGGCAATCGACGCCTCGGTGTTGCGGCGGTGCGACCAGCCTTCCATGGTGTACTGGCCCTTGGACAGAAGTTCGTCCTCAAGCGCTTCAAGGAAGTCGGACCCGCAGAGCACGAGGTTCGGGCGGCCACCATAGCGGCGAAGCTGGCGCCACTCGGACTTCAGCTTCTTCACGATCACGAGGTCGTCGGGAGAAGCCGGGTTGAAGCTGATGTTCGTGGCCGCGCGGTTCTGCCACCAGGTATGGACCGACTGGTCGATGCCGCCAACGAGCGCGGGGACGGTCGGGTCGTCGTGGACGAAGGACGTAATGCCAGGGACTTCCTTGGCGTCCTGGGAGCCGTCCTGCCAGAACATGCGGTTCATGCCGCGGTCCGTGCCTTCCATCATGTCCTCGATCTTGTCATTGAGCAGATCGGCAAGAACGATCTTCTCGTTCTCGGAATGACGGACCTCGCCGCTGCCCGTGGTGGAGTCCACGATCGAGATGCCTGCCTTGATCATCTCGTGCATGGTGAACTCGATACCCGAGTGGATGAGCTTCCACGGGTAACGGGCTGTCTTGAGGTTGGCCGGATTGCGGTACGTCACCGTGTCGTCGTGCTCGAAGCCCTGGATCGTGGTGTCGTACTCGCCCTTCACGCGGACGGTGATTTCTTCCTTGCCGCCAGGGAAGGTCTTTTCCTTGGCGCGAAGGGCGCGGAGCAGAGGCTTGTCCTGAAGCGTCTGGCTACGCACCTCCGGCGTGTTCATGTGGTAGTCAAGAACCGCCTGCGCGACGTTCTCGATTTCTTTCGCGGTAAACGGCATTGTAAGCAACCCCTATAGGTTGTCTCACTCCGCCGCCAAAGCCATGTTCACTGCGTCCATAAGGCTCTTTGGCTTCGCTGCGGAATGAGGCGAAGCACTACCGCCAGTCGGGAANGGCTTGCTTGCGCGCGGCGCAGGCGCGTAGCGTCGGATCTCATCTTCGACTTGCTTCCGACACTGGTCCAGGAGAGCCCGAACTTCCTCGCGGGTGCGGGGGTAGTTCTCCGGTCCCATCTGGAGCCTGCGATGCAACTCAAGCTCGACCTTCTCGGTGATGCGGTCTTGCTTCAGGTTCCAATCTGGATCCGACTTCGCCTGCTCCCGACTCCATTCGTCCGCCGCGCTCGCCGCGCTGTTGACCAGGGCCTGCATTTGCTGCCGGCGCCGCTCCTCGGCAACCTGCTGCGCCTGCATCTGAGCCATTTCGCGTGCGCGATGTTCGCTCAGCCTGGCCTTGTGCAATTCCTTTGCGCGAGCCTCGGTGATGTACCCTAGCTGCACCTCGCGCTGTAGATCCGGTGGAAGTATCTCTCCTGCCGCATGTCGAATCTGTTGCACCAGATTTTCCAGCACAGGGAGAGCGGACTGATAATCGCCCTTGTTGATCATCGCGGTGATGCTAAGGGCGTTATTCAAATGCTCGGGCTCGATGCCATTTGTGTGCATATAGCCGAGCAGTTCGTCCATTCGCTGGGCCTTCGGCCGCAGTGCTTCGAGTTCCATCTGGACCTCTTGCACCTTGCCCTCGGCAGCCCGGCGAAGCTCCACCAGTTCACGGAATCGCTTCTGCGTCCGTTCCGACAGTTTTGCCAGCTCCTCCTCGGAAAGTTCGTTTTCCTCAGCGGGCTGCTGGTCGTCGGCTGGATTTTCGGGGGCAGGTTCTTCCGAATCCTGCTCCTTGGAGGTCGGCGCGTCCTCCGGGGCCTCTCCGAGCGTGGTGTTCACCACGTCCATGATGCCCTTTACGCCATCTGGTGCGGGAGACGACTCCGCGGGTACGTCCTGGTTTTCAAGATCAGTGCTGATGTTCTCAGCGGTGTCCGTTGACGAAACGGTCATACGTCGAGCTCCTTAACGACGAATTGTCGTTGCCGACAACTTTTCTCACAATCCTACACGCAAGTCAAGCAACGCCGGGGGCCGGGTACCCCGGCTGCGGGCCAGGTTCGTCAACCTGTGGGTTCTCGGCGTTCTGGACGCCGGCCCCGCCCTGCATATTGGGGTCCGTGGTCGGGTCGCCTGTCGGGTTCTCCCCAGGGTTCCCCGCGCCACGGGACAGAAGCGCGTTAATCGCCGTGATGGACGGCATGCCCTCGGCGTACAGCTCCTCCATCGGGATGTCGAGGAGTTCGGCGTACTTGCGCACCAGCGGCTCCTGGTTGACGCCGGGAAGCTGCACGAGCCACGGAGCCGCCCGCTCCATGTTGGCCAGCGACGCCGCCTGATTCGGCTTGCCGGTGCTTCCGGCCTGGGCCTCCAGGTAGATCTCCTTCGCTGCCTCCTCCCGCGTCTGCGGAAGATCGGGCCAGACGGCACCCTCTCCGACGATCTCGACAACCGTGTCCTTGCTCATGTGCTGGAGCAGGATCTGGCCGCCGGCCTTGGCGAGCTCGGTCAGAAGGGTGTCGATGTCGTCCGTTTGGTCGGACTGCGACGCCGACTGCGCCTGTTGTGCGATAGAGCTTTCCGTAGCCGTCGCGCCGGACACCGCCCCGATCTGTGCCTCCTGGTAGCCGACCACGCGCAGCAAGTCGGTGAAATGGCTCTCCAGCTCGTACAGGTTCGGGTCGATAGGCGCGGTCGGCCCCCGCTGTATCAGATCCTCGATTCTCTGGCCAGCCACCAGCGTCTTGAGCGAGACTACCTCATGCGCCGAATGATCGGCTAGCTTGATCTTCTCATCTTCCGACAACCCGGCCGCCTCCACCCAGTACGGGCGCGCCGCAATGCGGTGCTCGCGCAGAGCCTCACGGGAGCGGTTGTACTCCTCCTGGATGTCCTTGGCCTGCTCGACATCGGACAGTGGGTAGATCTCGTCGTAGTGCTCGACCTCGTTGAACACCAGCGGGAAGAACGGCCAGAACCGCTCGATGTAGATGTCCGGCGTTGCTGGCTCCTGGAGGAAATCCGGATACCCCTCACAGACGACAAACATCTGAAGGTTCTCCTTATCCCACACCTCGTAGACACGGGCGTAGGCGCCGTCCTGCTTCTCGTCGCACTCCTTGTCGTTCTGGCTGGAATACGCGCGGAACTTGCCCCGAATATCGACGCCGTAAATCTTCTCGATGTCCTCCGGCGACCGCTCGTACAGGTGCGCGATCCAGCGCGCCCCGGTCAGGGTCCGGAGATGGGTGCAAGCCGGATCCACGATGATCTGGTCGGACTTCGGGAAGTCAAACACCAAGCCCTCGCGGACGACCATCTCCTTGTCGCGTTCGAGGTCGGCCAGGTTGAGCTTGAGCTGTTCGAGCTTCGCGCTTGTCTCGCCGTACTCGTCGCTGCCTTCCTGCAATTTGGCCAGGGCGAGTTCGGTTGCCCGAATCTTGTCCGTAACGTCCGCGATCTTGTCGGCCACGCCGGGGCGGGGTTCGAGCAGGCGCTGGAAGCCGATCTTGACCCACCCGACCTTCGAGACCTTGGCGCGGCGGACCGTCGCCTTCAGCTGCTCCTTGAAGCCGGTGGACTGCTCGTCAATGTAATACTGGTACAAGATCTCAAGGGTCTTGCCCATACGCTCGATGGACTCGTTGCGCTGGCGCACCTGGGCGACCTCGGCCAGGATGGCCGCGGCGGAAACATCCCCCGCCTGCGCCATCTGCATCGCGGCCTGGAGCGTGTCGAGCCGGCCATCCCACAGCTTGTACTCAAGCCGCTGGCGGCGCTTGAATACCGTTTTCGGGTTCCGCGCGTAGAGCTGCGCGACCGTCTGGTTGATGTAGCGCGGCAGAATCGGCACCGTGTACTTGCCGGCGTCGCGCCACTTCTTGTCGGCCCCGTACATCGCAAAGTCCTGGGCCTTGCGCATTTCCTTGAACGTCTTTTCGCGGACCTTGCGGGCCTTCTCGATCTTNCCGAGCCACTCGGCNACCAGTGCCTTGCGGGACTCNGNNGGNTCCGGNCCGTCCGCCTCGAANTCGTCCGTGCGCTCGAAATCGTATTCCTCTGCCATTTACCAACCTTCCGCGGCTCTTTCCCGCTTTTCCTGNCTGGCGCGCTTAAGCGCCGATTGCATAATCCACTCGATGGAGCCAGTTCGCGGCGCGTTCTCGTTCGCTGCAAGCGGGCGGGCGCCGCGGATCTTGAGCAGCCCCTGGCCGATGTGGGCCAACCAGTCCACGAAGTCGTCGTTCGCGCCATGGGGGAAGCGGAGAAGCTGCTTCCGGGCGTCCTGGTACCAGGGCGCGAACCGCGGGAAGCGAACCTTCCGCATGCTCATCCGACCCTGAATGGCTCTGGCGCGGGTGGCCTTGTCCTTGGACACCGTAACAGGGTCGATGGTCACGTAGATCCGCTCGTCAATCATCCGCTTGTGCAGGAACGGGCCGAACGCCTTGGAGATGTTCTCGCTTTCCATCCACCACAGCTGCGGCTGGTGGACCTTGAACTGAGTAAGCAACTCCTCCACCGTCCTGTCCGTCTGCATCCGATCCCATACGAGGTCCGGCAGGATCCAGATGTTGTCATGCGCGTCCACGCCGACGCAGCCGAGGACCGTGTAGTCGTTAGACTGCTTGGTGCTCACCGCATGGTCCGATGCGCCATAGATCACCAGGTTGTCGGGGAGCTCCTCCTGGTCATACTCGACAATCCAATCGCTCTTGAAATACTCACCGTCCTCTCGGGTCGGCGAACCCATGTAGAGCGCCTGGAACGTGCGCGGGTCCATGCGCTTGGCCTCGGCCAGGAACTCCAGCCCCTTGCGCTCCGGCCACAGCGCGGACATGGGCTTCTCCCCGAACTGTTCGATCACGCGCGGGTCCGTCGGCACCTCCAGCTTCAGGCCAAGCCGCTCTGCAAGCTCCGGGTCATCGACCACTGCCGGCAGATTGATGTACGTCCAGTTGTCGGCAATGCCCTTGTACTCCTTGTTGCGCTCCGGGTGATTCGGGTCGCACAGCCTGCCGATCAGGTCATCCTCGTGCCAGCGGGTGTGTACGACAACAACCGAGCTTTTCGAGTGCAGACGGGTGAACACCACCGAGTTGAACCACTTCCAGATGCGGTCTCGGTACAACTGGCTCTGCGCGTCGTCGTCCGACCGGATCGGGTCGTCCACCACAAAGAAGTCTGCCGGCTTACCCGTACCGGAGCCGCCGACGCCGACGAACGCAGTCTTGCCGCCCTTCGTCGTGATCAGGAGGTCCAGCGCGCCCTTGGTAAGCCGGTGGTCCGGGAACACCGCCTGGTGCAGCGGGCTTTCGATGCTGCGGCGCACGTCCGCGCCGAACTCCTCGGCGAACGTCTGGTTGTACGTACCGAGGATCATGTTCCGGTATGGGTTGCGGCCGACGCACCATGCCGGAAACCGCCTGGAAATGATCTCGGACTTGCCAAGCTGCGGGCCGATGGACACGGCCACGCGCTTGAGTTCGCCGCGCTCGACCTTCTCCATGATCTGGCAGAGCACAATGGCCTGCGGCGTGGCCTCGAACCGCGACAGGTCCGGGTTCTCCGGGTCGCTCGGGTCCGGCAACTGGAGCTCGCAGTAGCGCAGAAGGCTCTCGCGGCCGTCAAGAAGCGCAAGTTCCCGCTTCTTGAGCCGGATCAGCCTTTCCTTGTCCCGCAGCAATTCAGACCCGTTCGACATCTCACTTCCTACAGAAAAGCAGCGTCGATCTGGCTGTATTCGGTGATCGTGCCAGCCTCGATCTGGGCGAGGACGTCGGCCTCAAGCCCAAAGCACTGCCGGACGTGCTCGCGTACCGCATCGGCCAAATCTATGAAATCGGCATTGCTCACCATGCGGAAAACGCCATCGGCGAATTTCCAGCCATCAGGGTCGTCACGAGCGCCCGCCTCAATCGCTAGTCTCTCAGCGATGATCTTGCTTTGGCTGTCACGGTCTGTGTGGACAGGCCAACCATTCCAGATCGTCCCGCCAACTTCCTTCTCGTACCGCTTCTGGGTTGCGTAGTCCGCCAGTTCCTGCTTCGTCGGAGGAGGAGGCGGTGTATACGGATCGACCGGGCGGCCGTCCGCTATCCATTGG